AGTTGAACCCGCAGTGGGTCGAGTGGCTCATGGGATACCCGGACGGGTGGACAGACTTAAAGGGCTAGGCAATGCCATCTTGCCACAGATTGCCATGCAGATTGGCCTGACGATAAAGGCGGTGCGTGATGAATGAAGGATGTGGATACAGCAACAGCTACACAAGCTGTAAAAAGGGCTGGGTTTACGAGCCTGACGGCTATGGTTGCGTGCAGTCGGCTTTATGCCCGGAATGCGATGGAACAGGTGAGAGGGGTGATGACGATGGCGATAAAGAATAAGCCACCTATCCCAAAGTATCATGTCGTTTTGGAACTCACATATCGAAAATTTTATCATGTCAGAGCCAAGTCGCAGGCTCATGCCGTGGAAATATGCAAGTTACGCGCACAGAAGCGAACAAAGGCTTTAAAGAACTTGCATATGCATTTTGTGTCAGCAAAGGCCAAATGATGAACCGCGAGGCAGCATTGATAGAGGTTGACAGAGAGATCAGCCGCCAGACTGCAAAAAGACCGACAGTTTTACAAGCAGTGCCATCACTGGCGAATACAGAGTGATTGATAAATAGGGATAACGAAATGAACTACAAATATTCTATCGCATATATCGTGAGCATTTTATTGGTGAATGTAGGATTCACGCTGGTGCCACCAGTGCCATTACTGGGTGAAATGTGGCCGCCAATGTCGCTTGCAGTCGGCGCAATCTTTGTTCTGCGAGACTTTGCACAGAGAGAAATTAGCCACCGGGTGATCATTGCGATGCTGATCGGAGCCACCTTGTCGTATTTCATGGCTGATCCGTTTGTTGCGATTGCGTCACTGGTCGCTTTTCTTGTGTCAGAAAGCGCTGATTGGGCGGTTTATACCTACACAAAAAAGCCGCTGAAACAGCGTATCCTGTTGTCATCTGCGATTGGCACACCGTTGGACAGCGCGATTTTTCTGGCAATGATCGGCTACTTTTCCATCGGCGGTGTCATTTTGATGGTTGTGAGCAAAATGATAGCCGCGCTGCTGGTAATGCGTTTCTGGCAGGTGGAATCTGATGCACAAGTATGAATTGCACCAGCGGTTCATATGCCCGATGGATAAAAAATGTATCCATTACAAGATATCCTTGACCAGTGCTTATATGATTCTGGTTGAGGATATTCAGGGGTTTTTTGCCGGTTATGAGACGGAGGCTTTGCAGGAACAACTTGTTGACGATTTAAAAAACGAGTTTCCGATGGCTGCTGTCTGCGTTGTTGCGACCCATAACAACGTGAAAATAACGTCAAGAAAATGATCCATTATCACGGCACACCTCTGACACCGCGTTCTGCGCTTTACCAAATGGCAGGCAAGCATTTTTGCGTGTCATTTGCGAGGCCAGACGATGCGGCGGTGTGCTTACAAATTGGGCAGTCTGTCATGTGGGACAATGGTGCTTTTACCAGCTACCAACAAGGTCAGGCTTTTAACATCAATAAGTTTTACGAGTTTTTAGAGCCGCGCCTAGGCCACCCGCATTGGGCGGTCATCCCAGACGTTATTGATGGCACCTTGCAACAGCAAAAAGAGTTGTTGCTGACTTGGCCGTTCCCACTGGCGCTTGGTGCGCCGGTCTGGCATATGGCTCAACCAATTTCCTACTTGCTTGACCTTGCACAAAAATACGAGCGCATTTGTTTTGGCAGTAGCGGTCAATATTGGAAGGTTGGTGACACCGCTTGGTCACACCGGGCTGATGAGGCTTTTAATGCGTTAGCGAAACGCCACAAGCATTTGCCGCATATTCATATGTTGCGAGGCTTGGCTCTCGGTGGGCAGCGTTGGCCGTTTGCCAGCGCAGATAGCGTAAACGTGGCCCGCAATTTCAAAGACGGCAACAACGATCCAGAACGTATGGCAAGGCGCATCGATGGCGTGCAGTGTCCAATTAGCTGGGTGCAGCAGCCAGAAGTGCAGGAGCTGGCGTTATGAGCCGCAAGGCAGCGCTGATAGAGGCTGACAAAGAGATCAGCCGCCTGATCGGGCTAGGTTGCGGCCTGTTCTACATAGCAGAGGCCTATGGCGTGCCAGTGCGCCGCTTGGGCAATGATAAGCAGCTAGAACAGGATTACAACTATCAGGCATTGCCAGAGCATCTAAAGGGCAGTCCGGGTGTGCTGACACTGGATTATCTGCGCCATGCGCTGGCATATAAAATCATGGGGATATGGGTCAATGAAGCGGAGAGAGAAGGGCGCGACACCAAGCGGCAAATCAGAGCCGTGCGCGGTGTGCGGAAAGGGTCACAAGATCAATCAGGGAACTTGGATCATGACAGGAAACAGATTGCTGCTATGCGCTAATGATTTGTGCTGGCGCGAGGCTGTAGCAAAAGAAAGGCACAGCAAGCCATTTGTCTCACGTGCCTAGTGTAGCCCTATTAGGTTACACAGTGATGTAACCTAATCGCGTAGCTATGAAGCACTCATAGGCTAGGGCAGAAATGAATAAATGTTTAAAGAGAAAAAGCGTGAAACTTTAGCCACACGGGGAGTGTAACACTGATTTTACAAAGCGAAAAAAATCCGTCAAGTGAAAAATTGCAACGTGAGCAAATACAACAGCTTATAAGCCGTACTGTGAAGCACACAAATTACCATTATAGGTGTGTCGCTGATAAAAGCGGCAAGGATCGCTGGGCTGCAAGACAGGACAGAGTATGGAACCGGCTCAGAGATGAGTTGTCAGTCGAGGCGTTTAAAGATGCCAGAACCAGCTACTGGCAGATGAACCAGTTTCAGCAGCGTGATTTCATTGAAAGACATGAGTTGGCATATGACAGACGTTAACAGCCTACATAGCCTGTTCTTAGAAGCTGCCGAAACAGATCGCCGCCTACCGCCAGCCATTCGAAAGCAGAAAATGGCAGCTTGGCCTGATGTTATCAATGACTGGCATGGATATGGCTGGACACAGATAGGTGAGACAGTTCTGCGGCCAACGTCAAAGCAGATTAGTGATTATGATCATGCATTGGAATTAACGGCCCGGATGCCGGAGCCAGATCGCAAGTTGGTCTGGGCAGTCGCGCACAGCGCGGCGTTCAAGGCCAGAGGTGCGCCGTGGACACGCCTAGCGAGGCTGTTGGGCATGGGAACTGATGGCAGGGTGGTAAAGCGCAACTACATGGATGCGCTGGTTAGGCTGCACTACAACCTTTCATCTTAAAATATCTATCAATAGTTTTTTTGCGTTTCTTAATGCATCAGCTTCCTTCTGTGTTTTACGCAATTTGCTGATTTGCAAGGCTTCAATTTTGCCTATTATTGTGCTTAACTTTTTTTGATCTTTTATTTCTTGCGATGTCATTTTTCATCTCCTCCATTGAATTACTGTATACCATTAATATAGTGAGCATGACACAAAGTGTCAAGGTTAATAATTAAATATGATAAGGTTGTTGCAAACGGCATGAAATCTGTTACGGTTGCGTTATACTGAGCGCAACTACGGTTGCAGCAACCAGTGCAACCAAGTGCAACCACCGGGAAATCCTATGAGAAAGTTTCAGCCATCACTTGTTGATTGGTCTGCAATTAAGGCGCGTGTGCTAGCCGGTGAGGGCTATACGAGCGTAGCCAAGGACTTTGACGTATCAAGGCAGGCCATCCAGAAGCGGTGCAAACGTGAGGAATGGCTACGCGGTAAGGATCGCACAATGGCAGTGCGTAGAGAGTTGCACAAGCGCAACCAAGTAGCGCAACCAGTGCAACCTGACGCGCAACCAGTTGCGGTTGCGTCAGCGCAACCGAAAGCGGTGGTCGTTGACAGAGATGATAAGCGCAACGCAGTCCTTGAATTGCTTAGTGATGGCGTGCCAAAGGTTCATGCAGCACAAGCAGTCGGGGTACATGAGAACACGCTGACACGATGGATGAACGAGGATCGTGAGTTTAGTGCGAAGGCACGCGCCGCAGAAAGCGCGGCGGTCGCTCTCAGGGTGCAGCGCATTGGAAAGGCTGGAGAAAAGGACTGGCGAGCCGATAGCTGGTACTTAGAACGCACGCAGAGGGCCACGTTTGGCTCTGACAGCGGCAAAGGCGGCGGTGTAGCGGTGCAGATCAACATTGTGCGTGGTGACGAGCCAGAGGTCATAGACGTAACGCCGGGCAGCTAAACTATAACAAAGCTATAACAAGCAACGGCAATGCTAGTGCAAAGCCTTGGCAGGGTTAGGTTACAGCGGCACAGACCTCTGGACTACATAGCCAGTTTGGATTCTGACCGCCCCCGGCCACAACCCCCAGCCCCCGCCTCGGCGCGAAGGCGAAGGCGATATACAATCACGCCCCCGTCTACAAATATCAGCTTTCTCAGGTTGCAGTTCACAGGAGTTCAGGTTGCACGCAGGGCCACGCATTATCGACATAGCGCCTTTTGATGGCAGCGACAGGCGCGAGTTCATAGACGGCTCTGGCGCAGATATGCTCTCCAGAGACAAGCGCTACTGCACCACGCTTTATTTAGCCGATTGCACGGAATTGCTCAAGTTTGTTCCCGAAAATTTTTTCTCGTTAAGTCTTTGGTCGCCACCTTATTTCGTAGGCAAAATATATGAAGAACACTTATCTTTTGAAGAATGGAGAACTTTGCTAAAGGAGGTTATCGAACTGCATTTCAGCGTTCTTAAACCGGGCGGTTTTTTGGTGATAAACATTGCTGATATAAAATGCTTTAAAGATGAAAATATACCGAAGTTTTCAAGTAATAACATTTCTGGAAAAAAACATACGGTAACTCGTGAGATGGTTTTGGAGATGAAAGAAAAACATCCCAATGCCAATAGAAATGCTTTGGCGAAATTATTAGGTTGCTCAGAACAGACGATTGATCGCCGATTGAATGGAACGAACATCAGAGGTGGTAAATATGTGCCTCAAACACGAGTTAGACTATCTGGGTCAGACTTGGAACAATTTGCTTACGATGCTGGATTGTATTTGTATGATCATAGAATTTGGAAAAAAGACCCAAGTTGGGCAAATAGTAGATGGACAAACGGCAGTTATAAAAGTGTTGATGAATGGGAGGACATTTATGTTTTTTGGAAACCCGGAGAAACACAAATAGATAAATCGAAGTTGACCAAAAATGAGTGGTCAGAGTGGGGAAGTAGGTCAATTTGGGAAATTAAAAGCGTCCGAAAAAATGATGATCACCCTGCCAAATTTCCTCTCGAACTCGCCTCAAAAATTATCAAATTATATTCGACAAAAGAGGATGTGATTTTAGACCCATTTATGGGTAGTGGCACAACAGGCGTTGCGTGCGCTAAAATGGGCCGCAAGTTTATCGGCATAGAAAAAGATGCCACATATTTTGATATTGCTTGTGAGCGCATTGCAGATGCCTACAAACAGCTAGACCTTTTTGTGCCGCAGCCGGTAGCGATCTGATGGCAGAACAGCCACAGGGCTTTGCGCGGCGCATGATGGCGCAGCAGAAATGATCGTTTTGTAAATGGCCCAGAAAACAATTGTGCTGGATTACGAGCCGCAGCCTAAACAGGCGCTGCTTCATAAATGCCATGCCAAGCAAATATTGTTCGGCGGCGCTGCTGGCGGTGGCAAATCACATTCAGGGCGCTGGGACGTTATCGGCTTTTGCCTAGAAAACCCCGGCTTGCAGGCGTTCATATTCAGGCGCTCGTTGCCAGAGCTTGATAGCAATCATATACAGCCGTTGAAGAAAGAGATGCCTCCAGAGCTTGGCAACTTTAATGAGACGCGCAAGCGATATGAGTTTTACAACGGCAGCAGCATACAGTTCCAGTATCTGGAACGTGACAGCGATTGCGACCGTATTCAGGGAACAGAGATACATATTGCCCTAGTCGATGAAGCCGGGCAGATGACGCCGTATCAGTTGGGCTACATTAAAAGCCGGATGCGTCTGGGTAATTTCCAGCCAAAGGAAAACCAGCGCCATTTGCTGCCAAGGTTGGTAATGACAGCCAATCCCGGCGGTCAAAGCCATAATTTCTTAAAGGCGCTCTATATCGACCCTGCACCGGCAGAAAGTTACTTTTATGATCACACCATGCGCGATCCCAACAACGACAAGGATCGTGGCTGGCTGACCATGTATATCCCTGCAAAAATGCAGGACAACAAATATATCGACCCATCCTATGCCTCTAGCTTTAGCGCACTGCCAGAAGAACTGGGCCGCGCTTTACGTGAGGGCGATTGGGATTTGGTCGTTGGCTCATTCTTTGGCGATGTCTGGAAACGTGATCTGCACGTTATCAGGCCATTTGAAATACCGCAGCATTGGACAAGATTCAGATCGTTTGACTGGGGCAGCGCCTCGCCATTCTCCGTGGGCTGGTGGGCTGTGGCAGACGATCACGATAAATACCCAGACGGTGCATTGATCCGTTACCGCGAATGGTACGGCTCATCAGGCAGGCCGAATGTGGGCCTGCGGATGACCGCAGAAGAAGTTGGTGCCGGTATTCGCAGCCGTGAGCGCCATGAGCGTCTGGATTTTAGTGTGGGCGATCCCAGCATCTGGAAATTTGACGGTGGGCCATCGATTGGTGAGCGCCTGTCAAAGATGGGTGTAAAGTTTCGCCGTGCAGATAACAGTCGTATTAGTGGATGGGATCAGGTCAGACAGCGCCTGATTGGTGATGATGGTATCCCAATGCTTTATGTTTCTAGCGAGTGTACGGACACGATCAGAACATTGCCGGTACTTACGCACGACAAGCACCGGGTCGAGGATATTGACACCACCCAAGAAGATCATGCGGCTGACGATATCAGATACGCTTGCATGGCAAGACCGTGGCAGCGCAGAGCGCCGGAAATAGAAGATGACCCNTGGCGTCCACCGACAGTGGACGAAATGATGGCTGGGCTGGATAACGCAAGCAAGCCGCAGGGCTGGAGACTTTAATGGCTGAATCCTATGATTATGACCGCGAACCCACCAAGAAGGGGGAACGTGCGCGGTATTGGAATGAGCAAATCAGGCGTGCCAGACGGTTCGAGGAAAACTGGCATGATCGCTGTTACAACATCATTGACCGCTACAGAGATGACACGCCGGATCGCGTAACACGCGAAACACGCATGAACATCTTTTACAGCAATGTCGATACGCTGAAATCCAGCTTGTATTTCAAAACGCCAAAGCCGCGTGTCACACGCCGTTTCAAAGACCAAGACCCCATTGGCCGGATTATTTCGACTGTCCTGCAACGTGGTTTGCAGTACCAGCTTGATGTTTACAATTTTGACGGTGCGGTCAGGCGCGTCATTGAGGATATGCTGATTGTCGGACGCGGCGTGATGCGTATGACATATGAGCCATTGCTGGTTGAGGGTGAGCCGGAGCGCATTCCTGTGCAAGTAAACAGGATCATGGGCGTGGGCGAGGTTGCGCCCGGTCAGATGGGCGAGGTGCCTATCGGCCAAGCATTCATTGGCGCTGATGGCAGCGAGATTGATCAGAACATGGTCAAGGTCGGGCCGCAAGGGCCGTATATTGAGGGTGCGCCGATTGAGTATATCGGTGAGCAGTCAATACGCTGTGAATATGTCCATTGGCAGGATTTCACAATGGCCCCGGCAAGAAGCTGGGAAGATGTTAACTGGATTGCCTTCAGGCACCTGATGACCCGCCAAGAACTGGTTGATTATTACGGCGCAAAGGGTGAGCAAATACCGCTGACCTATCGCGGTGAGGATGCTGGCGGCTATGATGATGACCAGCAGCCAGACATGGCAGAGGTCTATGAAATCTGGGACAAGCGCAGCCTGAAGCAGATATTTGTTGCCACTGATTTCAATGAGTTGCTGGAAGAATTTGACGATCCTTACAATCTTGAGGGCTTCTGGCCAATGCCAGAGCCGCTTTATGCCATCAGCACGACAGACACAACGGTGCCGGTGCCAGAGATACTGACCTATGAAGATCAGCTATTCGAGCTTGATCTGATCACACAGCGCATTGCCAATCTAACCGAAGCCCTGAAACGGCGCGGTGTCTACGATGCCAGCTTTAGCGAGTTGCAGCGCCTGTCAAATGCCAGCGACAATGAATTTGTGCCGGTGGACAACATGGCCATGTTGCAGGCTGGCGGCGGTCTTGCCAATGTCATGCAGGAAGCACCGCTGGATAATCTGATCAAGGCGCTAGCCCAGCTATATCAATCGCGCCAGATCGTGGTGCAAACCATTTACGAGATTACCGGCATCTCAGATATCATGCGCGGTCAGTCGGCCAGCCGTGAGACAGCCACAGCGCAGCGCATCAAGGGCCAGTTTGGTGCCATGCGTCTGGTTAACCGGCAACGGCGCGTAGAACAGTTCCTAGACCAGATCATGGAACTAAAAGCAGAGTTGCTGGTCGAAAACCTTGAGCCATCACTACTCTCGCGCATTACCGGCATTGAGATTTCACCAGAGGTTGTCGCTGTGATGCGGGATGACCGGCTGCGCTCATATCGCGTGTCGGTGGATACTGATGAATCCAGCGCAATGGATTCTGCAACAGAACAAAAGAGCCGCACAGAGTTTTTGACGGCCACCGTGCAGTTTTTGCAGGCCATTGGCCCATTGGTGGCATCTGGCGCAGTAGGGTTCGAGCAAGCCAAACAAATGCTGTTATTTGCCGCCAGAGCCTTTCCCGGCGCAAGAGATTTGGAAGAAAGTCTGGAAAGCATTGAGGCACCGCAGGAATCAGGGCCAACGCCTCAAGACAAACTGATCGAGGTGGAAGCCGCCAAGGTGCAGGCGCAGACACAGCAGGCAGCAGCCGATGCACAAGTCAAAGTTGCACGCTTGCAGCTTGATCAGCAAAAAGCCGCGCAGGATGCCGACTTTAAGCAGCAAAAGCTGGAAATTGATGCAGCCAAGGTGGTGACAAACGGATGAAGGCGGGTGAAGCAATTGCAAAGATGATCTGGCTTGCTGGCCATAGCCCGATCCACCGTGAATGGTCGATAGATGACGTTCACCGGCTGTTTTTGCCAGCAATCGCGTTAGGACAGTATCGCATCTGGGAAAGTGACGATAACCCCGTTGGCTTTATGACTTGGGGATTTTTCAATAATGAGGTTGAGCAGGGCTATTTGACAGGTGAGCGCAAATTGCAGCCTGACGATTGGCAAAGCGGCGAGACCGCTTATGTCGTGGACTTTTTAGGGCCGTTTGGCGGCGTTAGAGAGATGGTGCGCGAAGGGCGTGACCATCTGGGCAAACAATATGGCAAAAGTGTCACTTTTAAAGGATGGCGCAAGCAGAAGGGTAAATCATGGTCGGCAAGCACCTAATTTTAGATGATGATTATTACCAGCGCCGGATGTTCTGTTTTGGCGGTGATGGCGGCGGTGGCGGCGGCGGTGGCGGTGGTGGTGGTGGCTCTGATCCAAACCGTGGTGTAGAGCGAGGCCGGACTAATCAGCCGCCAGCACAAGCTGGCCCAGCTAATCCTAGTCCAAGACCACAACAACCGCAGGATTTTAATGATGACCGGGCTAGCCGTGGCGCGCCTACGCCATCGGAGAGAAATGAACTATTTGGCGTTACACCGCGCCAAGTCACAACTGTTGCGCCAGCCGCAAACCCTCTTGACCTTGTAAACCAATCGGCAACGCAAGCTATGGCACGACAGCAGCCGATGACAGACCGGCAAATGCTAGCCGCGTCTGCTGGTGCGCCTGATCCGTTTGCTGCCCCATCAGGTGGCGGCATACCAGCGGGGTCAATGCCGGGATCAGGCAATGCAGAACAGGCTGCAATCGTTCAAGCACTTGTAAACAACGCCGCGCAGCAATCTCTCGATGCTGGTGGTGGTGGCAATGTGGTCAACAGCGTGCAGGGAGCAGCAGGGCGCAGGGATGCAGAAAGCGGCTTTTTTGCTGATGCTTATGATGAACTTTATGGCGGCAATGCGCCCGGCACGGCTGTTGGTTCGATATTGTCTGGTGGAATATTAGGTAATCTTGCTAATGCGCCAGATGCGGCTGATGCCGCTGCTTTCAATGTTGGGCAGTTAATGTCGCTGGGTGGTGTCCGTGATCCTGAAACTGGATTGGTGTCAGGCGCAAAGGCTGGCCCCGGCACATTGAGCATGAATGCATTGGGCGGTGTCGTTTACAGTGGCATGAATGATCCCAATTACACTGGGGCGTTCCAAAACCTTGTGCGCGGGACTGCTAACAACAACAGAGGTTCGGGCGATAATCAACAAAGCAATAATCAGATGGCTGCTCAACAGCCAGACGCACCAGTAGACCCCGGCACAATCACGCCAGAACAGATTGACGATCTGGCGGTCAATTATCTGCAAAATCCATATTACCTCTATTCAGGCCAGAATAATTTATTCCAGCCATATGGATATGCGGGTGGCACGCTGGTTGATCTGTTGCAAACACGCAATATGCAGATGCCCGGCCAAGCTGCGCCAGACTTAGGATTATTCGGAAACCCAAGGGACTTTAGCTAATGGAAATTGATCTGGATGCTGCTGATGCCGCCTATCAGGCGCTATCAGAGCAGGAAAAAGAGATTGTACGCGAGGCACTCGATAGCCCACTAGCGGCGGTGCTGTCCAAGATATTCCCTGACTTGATGAGTAGCTTGGGTCAGTTTAACAGGCCACGGCGCAAGATGGACGCAGAAATGCGTCAGGTGGCGGCAGGGATGCTGATGCGATGAGCAAAAAAACATTCGTCTACAGAGACGGTAAATTAGTCGAAAAGTCAGAGGCCAGCGGAAACGTTGGCCTTTCTCTTATCCGCGACATAGAGCCGTATCAGAACATGAAAGATCGTGGCTGGATTACCAGCCGTTCACAGCATCGTGAGTTCCTGCGGCG